TTTATATTTATATTGTACCCAGTTCTCCAGAATACCCCAACATTGAAAGACGTCTCAATGTCGTAAAAAAGTCGTTTTCTTATCATATTTTTCTCCATAGGGCCAGCCTATCTAGTAGGCCTCCCTGCAATAGGTATGGTATGATTAATCCCAGGATCAAACCCACAACAAAAGGCCACCATCTGGTGCGGTACTTTACCTCCTTAATTGCTGCGGCTGCTTTTGCCTGCTCTCTTATCACCTTTACCTCTGTATCACCTTTGATTTTCAATGTCTTTACCCTCTCACGATACTCTATCCTGGTCTGCCATCTGGTTTTAGGGATTTCTAGTACTTTGGTGTGTATTACCGTATCGCGATATGCGATAATTTTCTCCCATACGATGGTATCATTAACAATAACAGGGAAGCTGTCCACCTTCAGCACTTGGATAGTATCACTACCCTGCTCAATTTTAAGGCCGTTCTCAATTGCTTTTCTTAAATGGTATTGTACTTTCAGCTCTTTTGAACAGGAATATGCCGTAATGACAATAATAAATATAAATAATAACCTCATAGCTCTAGTAATGTATAAGAGAAGCAATTGCCATGTATCTTAGCTGCCTTTTTACAAATAAACATGAAGGTCTCGAAATCTTTTACCCTCTTGAATACCTGACATCCTTCGCTCCAGTTCTCTACCCATGTGCTGTCAGTACCTGCCTTGTGGATGTTTATGCCAAAGATACCCCTGTCGGTTTTCACCTCATCGAATTTTAGATCCTTGTTGCCATCCCTCCATACAGTAACCTCTCCTAGCCTCTGGCATAGTGCATCATATTTGCCCTGGTGTTTGTCTATTTTCCACGTTGCTCTGTATTGACCAGGTACTAATCTAGCTACCCCTTTTGCATTATGAAACTGCTGTACACCTTTTTTCCCTGGATCGGTAGTTGCATTCCAACAAAAGAAATTCCAGTTACCTAAGCTATCTTTATAAGTAATGGTAATATGATCATCGAAAACATTCGTAACCTTATCAGCTATGGAAGGGGCATTGTTGCGTATGCCTACAATGTTAACATCATAACCTTTATTTGCGGTATCTTCAAACCACTTATAACCTTTCTCCTTTACGGCTCGCTCGATTTGTTGTCTGGTGTACATATTTCGTCTGTATTATTCTTAATCTCCTTTACTCTATTGAATAGCCTCTTAGCACTATCCCATAAATCTAGCCCTCTGACTGCCTTGTAATTTTCATTAATACTGATTACCTCAATTGATACCAGGATCAATGCCACTATCTTAGTGAGGAGTAAATCTATAGAAAAAAACTTTATAATGATGCCATTAAGTATGAAATAGTCAATGAGATAGAATAGAATAACAGTTATCTCATATAGTGCTAACTTACTCGCAATGGCTGATAAGGCTCGGCTGCTGAATGGTATGTTATTTTTTTTGCTTTTCCAGATACCTGTAATGGTATCCAGGATAATTGCAAATCCTATTAAGAATAAAAGCCCCCATATAGGCATGAAAAATGTCATAATAGTACCTATTAGTGCTGCCCAATGGAGCTGGATTGATTGTAATAATATGCTGAGCTGTGCCCTCACAGGATCAATATGCTGTTATTGTATCCGTTTTCACGGAAGTTACCACATAACCCTGTGCAGGTTGTGGTCCATTCGTTAATGCAAGAGCAATTATTGAACATTGGCCTAAGATCGGTATCAGTATTGGCAGCCGATGTAAAGATAGGGAATAGTGCCTTGTTAGCTAGTAGCCATCTGATCAATCTCTGCTCAAAAAAACTAGCCTTTTGTGCATAATGCTCCATGCCGAAGGCTACCTCACTACGGGATACACTAGCTGAGTAATCACCATTTTGCGTTTGCAGGCCTTTATTCTTGAGCTGATACGTCAAACCGAAAACAGCATCCTCTGCTGATCTCCATGCAATGACAGGCTGAATAAATTCTACTAGATCAATCTCATCATTGGTTAAGGTTTGTGCATTGTAGGCCGCTAGTAGATGGTTATAAAATACAGTTCCCAGGATAGGCTGTATCCTTAATGCCGATTGAGTAGCTATGTATGGTGTTACATCTGTTACATCCACGTTAGCAGTTATCGGGGTATTGGTCTTTAAATAATTCTCGGTGATAAAATATAACATTATGCAATGGGTTGTTGTGATGCTGCCGCACCTTGTGTTACATCTCCTCCCTCTATTGGCGGTAAGGATGCCAGAGCTCGTATCTCGTTAATTGTCATGGTCTCAAGAACCTTAGTAGCTACCAATGGGCTAAGGCTATTGAGTGCATCATTGGTCTTACTCGTATCCTCCTCAAGTTCTACAATTGTCTCGTTAATTATTTGGAAGTTGTTAATTGTAAATTCAGCAGGTATCCTAGCAATAGAAATAAGCTCATTAAAGATTGTGGTAATCTGGTTGCGGAGCTCCATTACCACATTTTTCTCGAATATAATATAAGCCTGCTTAATATCGGAACCATTACCCAGGGCTCCTGCTGTACGAATACCCATCAGGATAGGGTCAATCGTATGAGCAAAACAAATCTGTTCCGTATTTAATTGAGATGCCTCTAGGAATAGCTTATCATTGTTGTTATTTGGAAGGGCCTCAATCTTAGGGAGCTGGTCCTGTGAATTGGCAAAGAATGCAACAGCTTTACCTGCATTAGCAGCACCCTTGAGCCTGTCAATGGTCTCTTTAATCATGTGCTTCTCCTCTTCTGACTGTGGTCGCTTTGGGAACATCATAGCAAATGATGGAAAAACGCTGTTTTGTATGTTACTTTTTGCAAAATACGACAAATCGCCAGATAGAAATGCAAAATTTAAAGCACTTGTATAGGTAGGGAGCGGATAGTAATCCTGCCCCATTGATTTTATCTCATAGCAATAGAGCTGATATTCATCATTGCAGGTGATGTGGTAGGGTTTAATCTCTCTAATATCAATGCGAGTGCTCCAGTCATCACAGATATAGTAGGTTTTGCGGTCTCTAGATACCCTTACTTTCTCAGGGCTGATGTTTTCGATCCTGGTTAGCTTACGTTTTTTGTCAAAACACAATTTAAAGTAGATACGATTGTGCAGTATTAGCTGTTTTGTCGTAGCTTTTACGATGTGCTTAAGATTGATTTTTTTCTCGAAGGTATATAGCTCCAGTTTTTCTTGAGCTGTCATTTTATCGGTATTCAATGCAAACCCTCCACCAATAACTGCATTTGTTTTGTAGTCAACTATGGCACCATGTAACGGGGAGCTGTAATACATCTGGTTAAGTAGTTCTGGATATAATCCATCAGTACCAAAACGTACCTCCTTATTTGTATCATACCTCCCATTAACATAGGGTAGCGTTAAATTGCCACGGCCTACGGGAAGGAATGGAGTAGAAAATGATTGATACCCTTCTACTACCTCGGGGCCTTTTGATTTTCTGTTAAATATATTATCGTACCATGCCATATTAATCGTATATTGAATTACCTGCTGGACCACTTACTACCATTCTGCCCTCCTCAATAACTACTCCTGTAGTTTGCGATATGGACAAGGGTAAAACAAAAGGTAAATTACTCTCGTATACCTGGTATGTAAATTGGCCCTGGATTAATGAGATATCATTAGGTTCATCCAGGCTAAATAAATTGTATCTCTCTGGGTAGGCACTTGTATCAGGTGCCGTGAATAATTGAGGGGTGCTTGTTGTATTCATCTCATTGGTGAAAACGAATAAATAATGTGGGTTTGCTACCGTTGTAACCTCGGATAAGGTCAGCACGATTTGATTAATCACCCCCTGCTCTAGATAGATCATACCTATATTATTGAATGCCTGATAAGATGTTAAAAAAAAGCCCCCATTTCTGAGGGCCTTTAGATGTATATGGAGTTGATTATTGTACTCCGATTGCCTGCAATTGTACAAGGGTCATGTTCACCTCATATGCGAGATAGTCATTTTCCGCAACTAGAGTAACGGAATATTTAGAGCCATCTGCACGGGATGTGCCAGATCCTTCACCTGTTGCAGATACTTGCAAGTATGGGAAGTACCAATAAATACCATTGGCATCCAAAATGATGGCAGTAAGGTACTGCTGTCCACCACCTAGGATTTTAATAGCTCGAGATTTTGCAGCATCTCGTCGGTGAAACATTAGGTTAATTGTAGAGGTAACGAATGAGCTACCATTCACTAGATCGATGTTACTCTCTTCAGTAAAGTTAGAGGTATTTCGTCTAATGTAGAAGTTTTGAAACAAGTTAACGCCAGCTAATGTGATACCTGTGATTGACCATCCAGCTCCTGCGGATGGGTCTGTAGGAGTGATTGAAGCAATCTCATCCTGTTGGTTAATCCAGATACCATAAATACCACCAGAGTTATTGTCGCAAGATTTTACTATATCTTCTAAAACTAAACAAGGCATGATTTAAAGTATTAAAGAGCCCCCATTGCTGAGGGCTCGGTTATTAATTATGAATAGAAAACAATCTCAGCAGGGTTAACGAAGTTGAAACCTACCTTCATATTCGCACGAGTTCGGATGTAAGGCTCAGCTACAGTATCAGCTAAGTTTACAGCTCGTAAATCAGAGCTATCTCCTTCAGCATCGAATGCATAGATAAGGTTGTCCTTCAAGGTCCATACGAAAGTATCGTTGCTCATCCCTGGACAAACTACAATCTTAATACCTAAGAAAGTCAATGACAAATCTTGAGTAATGTATGCCTGAGTGTTACCAGCAGCTACTCCTAATCGGTAAATGTTAACCAATTGAGTTGGCATATACAATCGAAGGTCAGCAGTTCTGGTAGCAATTGTTGCAGGCAACAAAGCGAAAGCAGCAGATAGAGCTGTTTCAAGTCCTGTGAATGTAGTAATGTTACCAGTACCACCATTGATAACTGCAGGATCAGCAGCTAACAATTTCTCATACCCATCACATAAAGCTAGTGTAGGGTTCAAAGAAGTTGTATCACCTTGCCAACGGATGCTCTCGATATCTCCATTGATTTTGTTAGCCATTTCTGACCAGTAGAAAGACATGAAAGAAGCTACAGAAAAATCTCCGTTAGATCCTTTGCTCATTTGCAAAGACAAGAAAGATTGCTCAAGGTCAAACTGGCAGATTTGAGCCATTGCAGAAAGAGCACATACGTCAATTTCTTTAGCATCTAAATCATCAGTTGGGGCTGTAAACGCACAGCTAGAAGCCTGAAGGATGTTACCGAAAGTAACGGAAGCTAATTTAGTTTTGTACTTTACACCTGGCAAAGCTCGGTAGTTATCGGCAGTATCTTCGGACAAATATGCCTTAGAATAGAATGCCTCAGGGTTAGCCGCTAATAAAGCGGTAGGATCTATATTAAGATCGAATTTTAATTTACGCATGATTATTTGTTTATAAATTTGTTAACATTAGAAAATCTCTGCTGTACGCTTAACGCTACAGCCTCAGCCATCTCCACTTCCTCCTCAACCTCAGCAGTCAAGGCTTGGTCTAGTTGGTTTTGTAAATCAGCAATCATAGCTACTAATTGATTAACCTGCTCTTCAATAGCTGGTTTCACAATTGCCAAAACTGCCTCAGCATCTAGCTCAGGATCTACTGCCATAGTTTCCTCCTCAGTAGTTTCTACTGTGGACTCCTCTTCTACAACAGTATCCTCAAGAGCTACCTCTTCAGAGGCTTCTACTTTTTCGACTTCCTTAATCTCGATAACCTCCCCGTCCTTAACAACGTAGATTTTACCCTCGATTAGGTGCTCGCCATCGGGTAACTTGTTCATATTTATTTGGTTTTTATTTGTTTGCTCGCTTAGCTTCATGCCTAGATAACCTTCAATTGAGAAGCCTATCTGCTCCTCACTTACTAGCTCTGCATAATATTCCTTATCCGTTACCTGTGCCGTTACCATCAATGTACCTTCAGGTACTTCAATACCAAAGGAGCTGTATGCTTTATCTTTTTTCGGGTTCTCAACTATCCAGGCCTCAAGTACATAGGCAGGTACTGTTTTCTCAGTATCATGCTCTAGGTTAAATAGGTCTCTATTGACCATATCCCTCATGAATTTGCCGTGTATATTCTCAATCTCCTCTTTAGTGAATTGCACAAAGTACTCCTGTTTGGCGTCATCATCATAGCGGTATATATCCATAGGGATTAATGCAGGGGCCGTGATGCGGTACTTTAATTCATCAGAAAAAAACATTGGCTTAGCTTCACTTGAGAAAGCCATCCCTTTTACCTTAATGGCAGGGTTTGCCGTGAATGCTATTTGCTCAATTCCAAGATCTTCACCATTCTCAGCATAGGCTGGGTCTATTGTGATCTTATAAGTAGGGATATTTTTTTCTGCCATTTACCTATATTAGAAAAATAGTATATTTGTTAAAAAAAATTATGATAACAATTTTAGGGAAAGAGATCCCAAACCAAATGAAGGAGCTCACTATTGAGCAATTCGAAATGATCACTGAGATCAATAATAATAAGGACCTAGATGCCGTGGATAAGCACCTCAAGATCTTTGAATATCTAGGTATCCCTGAGAAGGATTTTTGGGATGTTGACATTAGTGATTTTATTGAGATGGTAAAGGCATTCAATAGCCTGGATAAAAACATTGACTACCCCACCATTGATACTATCGAGATAGATGGGTACACCTATACGGCTCAGATGAAGCTCACAGTTAGGGATACTAAGCACATCGAGAAGCTGGCAATTGAGAAGCCAAAAAACTACATCAGTCAAATGATGGCCGTGATGTTTAAGAGAGAGGACCTTACCCCTGCTGAACACTATGCCGATGCACATATAAAACACAAAGCTAAATTTATCTGCAAAATGACTGCTGATATTTCTATACCTTACGTCATGTATATTGCTAATAAAGTAAACCAACAATTTAAGAATGCTGAAGCTACCCCAGAGCTGGAGCGAAGTAACGCTTGAGCAGTTCATTGAGATTGGTAAAATAGATAAAACGCAAGGGGCCTACCACTACAATAGTGAGGCCCTTTCTATTTTAGCCGATGTTAACATTGAAGAGATTGAGGAGCTCGAGATTGATGAGCTAAATGCCTTAATAAAAGAGGTCAATTGGTACAGCAATCAGCCACCCAATAGATACCAGGAGGAGGTGCTCGGTATGAAGCTCAAGCCATTTGGAAAATTAGAGCTATATGAATGGATTGATTTAGAGCACTTATTTACTAGCGACTACATTGATAACCTAGATAAGATATGCGCTATCATGTACAGGAAAGTACGCCTCAATGAATGGGATGAGGAGGTTATGGAGCCCTATGATTTTGACCTGAGCAATCGAGCGGAGCAGTTCCTAGATTTACCCATCACCTACATCTATGGCATCATTAATGAGTTCATAAAGTTTCGTAAACATTTTTATGAAACCTATCGCAATCTATTTGGAGATGTGGACGATACTGAGATTAGTGAGGAGGAAAAAGCAAAGCTAACCAAAGAGGAGCTCGATGATATCGAGGCTGAAAAAAAAGCCTCCAAATGGTCATGGGAACAAATGATCTATAACCTATGTAATGGCGATTTGACCAAAGCTGAGAAGCTAGGTAAGTTAAAATTAATCTTTGTCTTTAATATGATAGGGATGAAAAAAGAATTAAACATCTAGCGGAAAGCCTGGAGTGAAATCAGGCGGTGCATCTAGGGCATAGAAATTATACACAATACTTTGATCCTCTTCTAAGATAGGCACTATCTCCAGGATAGGGTAATTCTTAGTTAGCCATTCAGTATATTGGCTATATATCTCGGTGATTATTCCTGCACTTGTTAGCTCATCGGTAAATTGTCTGACCAAATTATACGGAGGTATTACCCCACCATTCCACAGGAATGCCCCGTTATTGAGAAAGATAAAGTAATACATGGCTACTATCTCAATTTCTAGGGTAGAAAAACCTGTTATTTGTGCATTGATTCGCACACTATCCTCCAACGTTCTTGTATCCACTAGGCCATTCTGCCTAATGATCCTTTTTAATATTGTGGCCATCCTTCTCCGGGTAGGGTAGAGGATATTGAATACTCCGTTTTTTGCGTATCTAGGCATATTGTAATACTCTGAAAAAGTCAACTACACAGGTCTCTCCATTCGTAGCTGACTGTACGGTAAATAAAAGATATTGATCTACGGTTCTGTTAAGGTTGTATGCATTCAATCCTACCCCTGTAAATTCACTGGCCCCTGAATTCATCCATGAAAACCCATTATTTCTACAGGTGATTGTTTTCTCACATTTGATGGCCTGCTGTACTCCTCCACCATTCAATGTAGTTATACCACTTATCAATGTAGCACCTGTCATGCTGTTGCTTGTATTAATGTACAGCCTTGTATGAACCTGCCCCGTGTTACCTGTTACCCGTATCATACGCCATTGTATCTCAAGTAAGGTATCAGTAGTCAATGTATTGGCTGGTATTCTCAAGGCCTTAGATATGGTTACTGCTGTCGATACGCTCAATGATCCTGTGGATGCAGAATGGCCTAGATACTTAGGATTGAATGATACATCACCTGAGCCTACCAATGAGTTCCCGTTAACTGTTTTAATGTTAGTGCCTGATACTAGTGTTGCCTGCTTACCATTCAAGGCAGTATTTAGATCACTCTGGCTAGATAAGGTACCTGTGATATTTCCCCAAGTTGCACCTCCTCCTGAAGCTGCATTAATTATCTGCTGTCCTGTAATGGCAGTATTAACAGGTTGCCCTGCTACTATCTGAGTGCATTCGATTAGATCGGTAGGTTGTAAATCGCCAGTATGAGGGGTAAGGTTTTCCCTCCAATCCCCCCACCAATTAGGTAAGCTCATACCTATATTACTTTATGCTTTCGATTTGTTTAAATCGGAACGGCACAATCGGTCCAGTCATTGAGTGCAAAGGTAATACTCATCTGATACCCTGCTGCATAATCTAGTAAATCATTATTCAATGGAGTAAAGGTAGGAACCCCGATAACATCCATGCTCCTGTCTAGTCCGAAAAAATAATATACATACAAATCATTAAGGATTTGATGGCAATCGCTTAGGATGGTTATGATGTTTGCTCTGTCCTTTTGAATGATATCGTAACAGAAAATATCCAGAGTAAATTCAGTAGTATTCTCGGTAGGGATAACAGCATCAGGCACGATAAATATGATAGGGTACTTTTCATCCTGGGTAGCGAAGTTAAATATTTGTTCTTTAAAATCAGTACCTACTTTCTTTACCTGTTTGTGCTGTGAATAAAAGTTCACCACATTGTTAATTACGCTCTGTAAACTTATCATAATTCTGCGTTTTTGTTTATCTTATTAATCTTATTCTGCACGTTTGTAACTTGAGTTTCAGATACGATGGCCGTAACTGTCATGCCTCCCGTTTCAGTAGCTCCTCCTCCTGCACTCATTACATTGCCTGTATTGGCTGAGCCAAATAGCTGAGCGGATTGAGGGACTACCTGTGCAACAGCATTGCCCCCTCCATTAGATCCTCCTCCACCCCCACCACTTGTGGATGGTGAGCCTCCAGATGTTAGGATCTGTTTTGCCTTAGCTATGTTTGTAGCAATTTGAATAATACCAGAAGCAAACTGAGCAATACCTGCTGTACCTGCTGTTACTGCATTCAATGGGTTTGCCTGTGATGCTGCAACAAGGGAGCTGATTGCCTTACCTGTATCAATACCAATTTGAACCAATGCCATTGCCTTGTTAAATTTCTCTAGTTTCTTCTGATCATTAACTAGGCCTTTTGCAATATCGGTGATGCCATCAGCTATATCACCTGCTAATGTTAGCTTAGCATCTCTTTCCTTTTGAGCATTCTCTATCCTTTCAAGTTCTGCCTTATTAGTAATATCATTTATCTTAGCCTCGTGGTCTTTCTTTAATTTTTCAAGTAGCTCATAATTACCCTTTGCCAGTTCCTGGTCCTGTAGATACTTAGCCTCCACCTCAGCAATGGCTCTGGTTTTTTCATCTGCCAAAGATAGGGCTAGATCACTTTGAGCCTTGAGCCTATCATCATTTCGTTTCTTAGTTTCTTCAGCATCCATCTGATCATAGATAGCTATGATCTGCCTACGTTGCTCTTCAGTTAGGGTAGTATCTTTGATGGCCTCAGTTCTTAGCTTATCATACTTTTGCTTCTGCATTATGGCCTCTTTCTCCGCACCTTCAGCCATTGCCTCAATGGTTAGGTCATTGATGCGTACCTGGTTGGATGCAAACTGCTCGGCAGCCTTTTGATCAATAGCTAGAAGCTCGTTGTTTTTTAAGGTCTCAGCATCGGTCAATACCTGAAGCTCCTCTTTTGTTAACTTACTCATAGCATCTAGCCTCAGCTGTGCTAATTTTTTCTCATAGTTCTGTATGCTCCCGCCCTTAGTGATGTACTCATTATCAATGGCCGCCTTTTCCTCCTTCATTTTTTCAATCAAGAAGTTTTGTTTGTAATCCTCAAAAGCCTGTTCTCGTACCATCTTCTCCTTATCAGTACCTTCAGCAATTAATGCCGTTCTATTCTTGACAGCTTCAGCCTCTAGCTTTAGTTGTTCAATATATTGAGTTTGGATATCAGTTACTTGTTGCTTTCGTTGAGCCTTAGCATCTGAGGCCGCCTTCTTATTGTTATCGGCTATCTTCTTATTATTATCGGCTGCCTTCTTAGCATTATCCTCATTGATCTTTTGCTGTGCTTTGCTAGCTTCTGCTTGCCTCTTATTCTCTTCTATCTGTAATATCTTCAGCTCGTTTTGTCCATCCTTTATCTGGTCATTGAGTTGCTCATTGGCTTGAGTTTGCTTTTCAAGCTGCTCGTTAATCTTTCTCAATTGGTCCGCCTGTGCCTGGGTACCTGTGGCCACAGATCCATTAACATCCATCTGAGAAAGTAGTAATAATCTCTTAGCATCAATCTGCTTAAAAATTATCTTATTCTCTTCAATCATTCTCTTCTTGTAGGCAATGGATGCTAGGATCCTTTGCTTCTCAAGCTCAAAGGTATT